CTGGAACGGCTGACGCTTTAATAGACATTGATGGAAAGTTAACAATATGTGATTGGAAGACTTCCAAGGAAGTCAGGAGTGATGAGATGTTATTAAATTATTGTCATCAACTTGGAGCGTATAATTATGCACTAAGAAAACTTACTGGAATTGAATGTACCCAGGCTTTAGTATGTATAGCTAGAAGAAGTGGAAAACCGCAGTTGAAACTATTGGATAGCCTCAATCTACGGTCTAGTGAAATATGTTTTATGGAAAGATGTATGAAGTTCCAGGAACAGATAAAACAATTAGCTGTTGTTTAAATCTTCAGAGGGAAGTAAATAATTCATTTCCCACCAATTATCTTCTGGTGCGAATCCATTTCTTTCTAAACAAGTAGAAACAATTTTATCTACAGTTGTTTTTTCTTCATTTGTTAAATGAGAATAAATACACCAAGTTTTTTCAACAGTCATCATAATCTCCTGGTTCGGGTAGTTCTTCAAATCTTTTTCTAGCTTCGTGAATAATAAATGATGGGTGTTCATTAGGAAATTCATCTTTGACTTCTTCATAAAGATTTTCAAGAATAGCGTCATTATCTGGTGCGGGATATATACCCGCATCTTCCAAATCCTGGATAGCTTTATCTTCCATAAAACTATCAAGTGCTGATTGATGGTTGTGCATAAAAGAATCCATTATTGTATCTCCTCTATTTCAGTAATTTCAGAATCAGATAATTCAATGTTATATTCTTCTGAAAACTGAGTTTTAACACAATCAATATATTCTTCTATTGAATCAGCTTCAAAATTATTGTAAGCAAATTCAAGTTTTACTATTGATTGAAATGATTTTTTCATTTTTTTAACCTCTTTTTGTTAGTAATATATAAATTGGCATATTTAACAGCCAATTCTGTTTCTTGGTTTGTTTCAGCCCATTTCATAGCCTTATATATAGTGTCCAGGGCTTTAAGTTCAAAACGCTTTTTTGGTATATCTATAAGCAGTAGATTCTGGAATGTTAGATTTCATTAATGTAGTTACTACATCATTTCTATCTAAATCTTGACGAAATAAAGTTAAGGCTAGATTAATTGCTTCACTTCTATTCATCTTTTACTTCCCACGGATACAATTCAACTGTATTAAATCCAGGAATTTCATCAGTATAAGGATTTTCACGGCTTATTTTTGAAAGTCGATCCATAACGTGTTCCTGGTACGCATAGGTATGACTAGCTAGATGATTTATAAGACGAATAATAGTTAACTGATGTTCTTCAGTTAACTTATTTATATGGCAATCCATAGTAATAAAATGTTTCATTTATTTAGTCCATTGAAAGTTGTAATTTTGTAAGAGAATATCTCTTACTCTTTCCCTGTCTAAAGAATCTCCATCTCCCCAGGTATAACGATTTTCAATTTGAAGTTCTTTTTCTAATTGGATCGAAGCATCTAAAAGAGTTTTGTATTTATCAAACGCCTTTAATACGTCATCACGTTCAACAAATTTGTTGTGAATAACTGGATCGGCTAATGGATATATACCATTGTGGCCGTAAAAGTCTAAAACATAATTAATGAATTGACTTTGAGAATTTTCAGTAATTTTCATTTTGGTTAGTTGAAAAATCTAAGTTCCTTACTATATTACAGTAGTCTTTCCATTAATGCAATAAAAAAATTCTCACTTTCATAAAAAATAAAGTTTGCCTTTTAATAGTAATTAGGTTAGGTTAGGATAAATTGGTTATTTTTGAACATGAACAATGTTAGAATTTTCAGTAATAGCAAGAAAGTTACTGTTACCTTTAGTACATTTGAACTACTATTCATAATGACTTCACTATTAAAAGTTATAAGGCTAGATAAAGGAAATATCAAGTTTAATTATAGAGTTTATAAAATAATAGATAAAATTGCATTGACATTAAATAATTTCTAATGTTACACTTTAGTTGAGAGTTTACCTTATTCCCTCTCATCAAAAAAAAAATGTCAAACACAATTACAACAAAACAAGTTTCAAGTCCATACGCTATTTATGAAAATGAAACTAATATTGCTACTATTCCTTATGAACTTTTAAGAGTAGCAAGTCAATTTGTATATAAAGACTATTCAAAACAACTTTTAATGGGTGTTCATTTAAAAGTTGAAAATGAAGAAATTACAGTAGCATCTACTGATGGTCACAGATTATTTTATTTTAAGTTCCCTAATAATGAACTAGGATTCAAATTAAATAAAAATATTACTATCCCTGGTGCGGTTTTTAAAAGTCAAATTAAACAGGCAACTAAAGTTTTAATTACTGATAATTTAATTACTTTTATGAATGAAGAAATTTTCTTATCAAGTGTTCATTATCAACAAATCGAGGGAACATATCCAAACATTGAACAATTAATACCTGATTCTTTTACAAATAATTTTGAAAAGGAATTTAGTTTTAATTGTGATTATATAGGGCAATTTTGTAACCAGGTAAAAAAATTATCATCAAATAAAGCTATAACTTTTAATGGTAATAGACCAACAACACCATTTGTAATTACTGCAAAATGGGATATTAAAAATCCTTTTGAATCATTAGAGGGATTTAGTCCAGTTCTTAAGTATTTAATAATGCCAATAATGAAAAGAGATTAAAAAACTTTTTTTATTAAATACTTGTTTTATTTCTTCTCTTGTATTACAATAGAAAGCAAGAGAAGATTTTTTTTTAATTCACTTCTCATCAAATAAAAATGAATTTATTAAAAGAAGTCAAAGACCAGGCTATTGATTATTTAACAGATAATCAAGATTTAGAAACTTATGGTTGTGACCTACACAATGAAATTTTTAATACTGATTATTTTTGTGTTTATACTTCAGATGCGAAAAAGTATTTAGAAAATTATGGTGTATTCCAGGCTATCGAAGAAGTAACAGAATATGAGAAGTTTAATTTCGGAGAAGTTACAACAGAAATTTCTGATCCTGTTAAATTAATTAATATGTTAGTTTACATAAAAGGAGAAGAATTGTTGAACAATTCCAAAACATTAACAAATGAATTTTGGAATGAATATGTACCAAGTGAAGAATACAAAAATATTATTGAAGAAATAGAAAACAGTTAATAATATTAATTGTTAATAATTGTTACAACTATATCTATTGTAATACAATAGTAGATTTTTAGTGACTATAATAAATATTAAGAGAAGAAAAATTTTTTACAACTTCTCACCAAAAAAAAATGAAAGTACTAATTGTTTATTTATTGTCTTTAGTTTTCTTCACTAGTGTTGGTCAGCATATCGCTAGCAACATAAAAGAAAATTTACAACAGAGAACAGATAAATTAGATTCTGTTCTATCTTCATATTCTGTTTACTTACAAAATAATTAATTATGACTAAATTTATTTCTTTTCTTATTAATTATTTTTTCCCAACTATTTCTATTTCTAAAATAGATTTTTCTACTGTTGGTTATGATCTAACTGAAGCTATTTTTAATTTTTATTATGATAGTAATGATTATGTAATGGGTTTGTTAGATTTTACAACAAATGATGGTTTATTAGAATGGGAAATCGCAGAGGAATTTTTACACGAATATCAAACTAATTTAGATGATTATGAATTAGAAACCCAAGACAAAGATTTTACAACACTAGGAATAGTTAGTTTTGTAGGAATCTAAATCAAATTAAAAAATTAAATTAACTCTATCTTATTTTAGATAGGGTTTTTTTTTATGCAAAAAATTATTATTACTTATTAGTGTTTATTGGTTCGGGTTTTTTCTTTTCTTTCTATTGCTATTGTAAAGAATGTTTTGTTGTTGGTAATTGGTGCAAGTGATCTTAGGAAATAGATGACACAATGAAATTGTAATTTTGATGTAAGAAAAAATACCAGGCAAAAAAAAATATAGTTATAAAAAATAAAAAAAAATTATGTTGTTATTTTTCCCAGGCCTACCCGCTACCACCTACCCTGGGGGACAGTTGCAAGATTGTTACAAGGTGTCACATAACATAGGGAACTTACTGAATAACGGCTAAAATATTTCTCTCTACACTATTTATTATAGTACAATACTACAGTAGTGTCAACTATCTTTTTGATTTTCTATTCGTATGGCTAGTTCTGGAGCATTTATGTTCACAGTCTCTACACTCTCCCCTACTACTTTACCTAAAGAGTCTAATATCTGAGCAGCAGTCTGGAACTGACCTTTACGAACCGCTTTATCAAAAAGCCTTACTCTCATGGCTTGTATGCGAGCGATCATATTTTCCCTATCTTTTTGCCAATCCTCATCATTCCACTTGCTAACCTCCTTCCAATCGTTCCAGGCAGTCTTTACACATACCCCTTCTTTAGAAGCGTGTTCCAAAACTAAATGCCTTGTGGGTAGCCCATCTAATTGTCTTTTATACAATCTATGCCTTCTCTGCTCTATAACCATATCTGGCGATCTACCTGGATTCCTTTTCTTTTCTCTTGGAGCGAACGAGTCATCAAAATTGTTAAGGATTGCTTCTGTCACGGACTGAAACTTATGTTATTAATTGAATAATAACCTTAAAATAGCGTATTAGTCGATAAAAACTAGCAAATCCATCAAAATTAAGGTTAATCTGTAGTACATGAGTGTAAAAACAAAAGAAAATTTAACGTTGAGGTGGGCACAGGGGGAGGTGTTCAATGCAAAAAACAGATTTAGGGTACTGGTGGCTGGCAGAAGATTCGGAAAATCTTATTTATCTTGTATTGAACTTGTAAATGCTGCGATAAAACGACCAGGCGAGACATATTTCTACTGTGCTCCTACATATCGCATGGCAAAAGACATTGCCTGGAAGGAATTAAAGAAATTAGTACCAACTTCTTGGGTAAAAAGCAAAAACGAAACAGATTTAAAGATCGAACTAATAAACGGCTCACTTATAGAGTTGAAAGGAACAGAAAATGCAACCACGTTAAGAGGTCGAAGTTTAGCTGGAGTTGTGCTTGATGAGGCAGCATTTATGGATTCTGACGTATGGTTTCAAGTTATCAGGCCAGCATTAGCGGATAAACAGGGTTGGGCATTATTCATTTCAACACCCGACGGCACGGCAAGCTGGTTTTACGATTTATGGTGTTACGTTCCAGAAGATGAAAGTGGGGATTGGAGGAGATGGAGTTTTACCACGATAGACGGGGGCAATGTTCCAGCAGAAGAAGTTGAAGCTGCGAAGGCCCAATTAGATAGCAGAACATTTAAGCAAGAGTTTGAGGCAAGTTTTGAAAATCTTACGGGATTAGTGGCTGTAAGTTTTGATGATGACAATATTAGTGGCGATATTCAAGATTTACAAATGTTGCCTTTACTTTTGGGCTTGGATTTTAACGTTGATCCTATGGTCGGAATTTGTGCAGTAAAACATAATGACTGTCTCTATGTGTTTGATGAGATACTGTTGACGGGTGGTGCAACAACTTGGGATTTTGCGGAAGAAGTTAACCGAAGGTATGGGATAGATAGAAGAATAATTGCGTGTCCAGATCCTACGGGTAGTGCTAGAAAAACAAGTGGGGTCGGAGTTACAGACCACAATATTTTAAGAAGAAGTGGTTTTACTGTTATGAGTCCAAAATCTCCTTGGAAAATAAGAGATAAAATTACTGCTGTTAACACAGCTTTGTACGATGCAAATGGAGAAAGAAGAACATTTATTCATCCACGCTGTAAAGAATTAATAAAATCACTACGAACTTTAACTTACGCACCTAATACTGGTTTACCCAACAAAAATTTAGGAGTTGACCATGCTTTTGATGCTTTCGGTTATTTATGTTTGCAACAATTTAACCTTGCCAAGCCAGAGACATTAGGCCAAACTTCGTTTAGAATATACTAAGATACCTAATTCTTACTATGTACCATTCTACAACTAAGAAAAAGAAGAAGAAAAAGAAGGGAGGTAAGAAGAGAAGTGAATGTTCCTGTAAATAAAGCTCTTTACGCTAGAGTAAAAGCCGAAGCCAAGCGTAAGTTCAAGGTCTATCCGAGTGCTTATGCTAATGCGTGGCTTGTACGAGAGTACAAAAAACGTGGTGGTACTTACCGAGTGGAGAAGAAGCGTGGCAAAAAGTAAACCCAATCCTAGAGCCAAAGGTGGTTTGACCCGTTGG